CTTATTCAATTGGGTGTTAAGAGGGAACTGATAAATTTAATATTTACCAGTCTAGTCTATAATCAACTTGATGGTAAGTTACATCAAGTTGAGAAAGGACAGGCTATGGGTTTAGGCCCATCGTTTCCTCTGTTCTCCCTTTTGCATAATTTAATTCTTTGGGCGTGTTGTCGTATTGAGGGTGTTAGTCCTGTGGACTCATTTAGGGTCTTGGGGGACGATGTCGTGATATCACATGAGAAGGTTTATAGGTTATACCTATCCTTCTTACATGACTTCGAGGTCCCTATATCCACCAGTAAGAGTATAAACAGCTCTGTACTTGGTGAGTTCGCGGGAAAGGTCTTCTTTAAGGGTACAGATATTACCCCTATTAAGTGGAGATGGCTAACTTGGAATAGCCTATCTTCCCTTTATAGGGTTTATCTGAACCTTTGGGGAAAACCTATAAAACACCTTCTAAAGTCTGGTAAGGATCTTGTTTCTCTGTCTGTATTAGGGCCATTACCAACTTGGTTGGGTGGTCTCAATTGCAGAGTTGAGGATCTCCATAGTTCCCCTTCAATAAACCGTTTAAGAGTAGGTTTATTGAGGTCCATTATGGAGAAGAGAAACAAGGGAAGTTCTTCTGGTCGGGTTTCTATACATAATTGTAAGGTAAAGAGACCGGTTTATCTGGGACCTGAGGGCTTAAGACGATTAGATCGTTACCTCAATACCACAAATCATCTTGAGACGGAATGGGGGATCTTACCCTCACTAACTCCCAACCCGATGGCCTTTTTGAGCCAGGTTGGTTTAACTATTAGGGGTCTGCCCGTAAGGGAAGAATTTGACCCAAATAGGGGTTTTTATATGAGATTCCGTTCAAGTCGACCTGGGGATGAAAATTGGAGAGTGGTTATTTCGGAAATGAGTCAGGAGGTGACCCTTGAAGAGAATGATGAAGATCAAATCGCTTCAAAGGTTCTTACACCAGAAGAAAAAGAGGGAATCAGATACTTCTTTACAGCAGGAAAGGAAAACTGCTGTAAACAGTGAAATCAAATTGGATTCTCCCAATGCTAAAGCAAAGGTAGATGAAGAGGAGATTAAACCAACTGCTCAGGTAAAACCTGAGGTAAGTGGATCTCATGTCCCTCCATCTGGTGGAGAAGGG